ATAACATACACGGGATTTCCGACTGTCATTCTCAATCCGAACTTCAAAAAGTATTCTGTCAATCCTTCTAAAAGTTTTAGATCTTCCTGCTCGATAATGATGCCTGCATCATCACCGCCGTCGATAACCTCAAATTTAGCCAATTTCAAATGGTACTGCAAATACGCAAATATTGCAATACACATGACGTAAACACCTGTCAAAGATGTCGTCATCTCGCCTGAATTTAATCCAGCATTTGTGGTATATTTAACTAAACCATCCTTAGCTTTCCCCACACACTGATTGTGTATTGTCTGTGACAACAACCACGCAATCTCTCTTTTGTGTCTCTTGTTTGGAAAACATTTCGTTATGCTACTATGTTCTAACAATAATAAAAGTTTATTTACACACTGATCAAATCTCTTAGCATCTAACGGTACGAAAACGGGCTTGTAAAAACGTCCCCATTTGATTCGTATTTGTTCCGCTTGCTCTATCGAGTTCAATCCTTTCATTACTGTTTTGAATTTGGTGGAGGAACCAGTAACCTCATTAAACATACAATCAATAGCATGGTATATTCGCTTTTCACATGCGTCAATGAATACACCCAACAGCATATTGAACTTTGGACCTCTGGCTTGTACGATCCGCGGTATCATCTCAAAAAACGGTTTATTTTCCTTGATCGGAAGCATTTCTTTCTTTATAAATGCAAGGATCCGCAGGTCACGTTTGGTGAGTCTAGGGTCGTGAATAATGTCCTCCCACGCCTTCTCGTAGCGTGCGCGCTTCTTGCCATTGTACTTTGCAACAAATTGCTCATAAGTAATGGGTACAGTAGCGGGCAGTAACGGGTGCAGGTGGCGGTGTACTATGTTCTGTAAAAGTTCAATGAACTCCTCATCTGGAAGAGGCGGCTTTACAAAGCGGCCTTTTACTTTACACAGTTTTACTCGTTCCATTATTCCTCTCTCTAGATTATGCTTGCTATTGTTGAAAACTACAAACTTCCGTATGCCACGGTAGCTTCCAACATTTGTATAACGTGTGGCTTTTGCACTTTTCTTCCCTGATAAAGATATGGATGTGGTTGATTTGTCAAGGGGTGCTAGGTGCTTACTAGCTGACAAACCCACATATCCTCGCAGGCACCCTCATCTACGACCAGCACCATT